TTCTGAGATGGAATACGAAAATATATTGATGGTTACAAGACACGCTATGGGGCAAACAGTCTCTGGTGGTTTTGGTGGTGGTAAAACACAGTTGGGTGTCAATACCGATAAAAAGATTAAAAGAATTGGGTGTCATAACTTTAAGGCACTCGTTGAGGAAAACAAACTTATTATAAATGACGCTGATACGATCTCTGAAATCTCGACTTTTATTGAGAAGAAGGGTTCATATGAAGCTGATGAAGGTTATCATGATGACTTGGTAATGCCTCTGGTACTGTTCGGATGGCTCACAACTAACAGTTATTTTAAAGACCTAAATAATGTTAATCTACGAAATATTATGTACGCTAAACAAATGCAGGCGATCGAAGAAGAATTAACACCATTCGGATTCTATGAAGATGGTAAACCAGAAAAGGCTCCATTAAACTTCTAGAAATCGTGTAAAAACTAAATAAAATGTAGACATGAAATTGTCTAGGTAAACTTATTAACAAGGAGAAACACAATGCCGTTCCAATTATCTCCAGGCGTTGCAGTCGTAGAAAAAGATTTCACTTCTATCGTTCCAGCAGTATCATCATCTATTGGTGCTTTTGCTGGAGTATTTCCATGGGGTCCAGTATTGGAGCCTGTGACAGTTAGCTCGGAGAACGATTTAGTTCGTCGCTTCGGTAAGCCAAACGATAGTAATTTCCAATCCTTTTTCACAGCTGCGAACTTCCTATCTTATACAAATAATCTATTACTAGTTCGTGCAGACGCTGGATCTTTGAATGCGGTTGCAACTACAACTGGCGGTCTTGGTACTGTCACTGTAAACAACGCTGGTGCTGGTTACTCTTCTACTGCTGCAGCACCTGCTGTTACAGTTGGTGCACCTGATATTGATGGTGGTACACAAGCTGCTGTTACTGTAACTCTTTCTGGTGGTGCAATTTCTGCGGTTGCAGTTTCTTCTGGTGGTTATAGTTATTCATCTGCACCTTCAGTTACTATTTCTTCCCCAAGTGGTGGAACTGGCGCAACATTCTCAGTAACTATGACTTCTGCAACTCTTTCTGGTGTTGCTATTTCTGGTACTGGTGGTCAGTTCACTTGTACTGCAGCTAGAATCGCAGTTGGTGATCGTATCCAGATTACTGGTTCATTGGGTGGTACAGGTACTATTACTGGTTACTCAACTGGTACAACATACAAAGTTTCTTCAATTACTGGTTCTGGTGCTTCTGTGACTGGTTTTACTTTAACTACTACTAGTGATACAGCTATTGTTACTACTGCAGGTACTCCAACTGGTTTAACATATACTAATACATACAACCAATCTGTTTCTTCTATTACTGTTTCTGATGGTGGTACAGGATATAAAGGTACTGTAACTGCGACATTCTCAACAGGTAATGCTACTGCTGGTACAGTTACTGTTGCATCTTCATCTATTACTGGTGCAACTATTACTACTATTGGTTCTGGTTATTCTACTGCTCCAACTATTACTGTTGCTGCTCCTCCATCTGGAACTACTGCTACTTTAAACAGAACAATTTCTGTGGCTGGTTTAAAGATTATTAATGGTGAAACATATAATAGCACTTATGTAAATGGTGCTGGTATTGTTGGTCCATTTGCAGCAAAATATGCAGGTACTCTTGGTAACTCTTTAAAAGTTGCTGTATGTGATGCTGATGGTTTTGATGCTTGGACATACAAAGATGAATTTGATTCTGCTCCAGGAACTTCTACATACGCTACAAGCGTTGGTGGATCTGGTGACGAAATGCACATTATCGTTATCGATGAAGATGGTGCGTTTTCTGGTACTCAAGGCACTATTATAGAAAAATTTGCTTTTGTTTCTAAAGCGTCTGATGCTAAGAAACCTGATGGCACTAATAACTACTATAAAAATGTATTGAATGCTCGTTCAGAATACATCTGGTGGATGGATCATCCTACTGCTGTTACTGGTACTACTGCGTGGGGTTCAGCTGCAGCAGGGTCATCATTCAAAACATTAACTGCACCTCTTGCAATTTCTCTATCTGGTGGTACTGATGATTTTGTAGCAACTGAAGGTGAGTTACAATCTGCGTTTGCGCTATTTGCTAATGCTGAACAGTATGATATTAGTCTAATTATGGCTGGTAAAGCAACTGCTACAACAGCAACATACATTATCAATAATATCTGCGAAACTCGTTTAGATTGCGTAGCGTTTGTATCTCCACAAAGCACTTCTACTGCTGATCCAATCATTGGTTCTACTTCTACTGAACAGAATGCAATTATTGCATACCGTGATGCATTGCCATCTACTTCTTATGCAGTTCTTGACTCTGGTTACAAGTATCAATATGATCGTTACAGCGACAAATACCGTTATGTTCCATTGAATGGTGACATTGCTGGTCTATGTGCTCGTACTGATTACACTAATGATCCATGGTTCTCTCCAGGTGGTTTAAATCGTGGTCAGATTAAGAATGTTGTTAAGTTGGCATTCAATCCAAGCAAAACACAAAGAGATATGCTTTACAAGTCTGGTGTCAATCCTGTTGTTACATTCCCAGGAGAAGGTACTGTCATGTTTGGTGATAAGACTCTCTTGGATAAACCAAGTGCGTTTGATCGTATTAATGTTCGTCGCTTATTCATCGTTATGGAAAAGGCGATTGCAACTGCTGCAAAATTCCAGTTGTTTGAATTCAACGATGGATTTACTCGTGCACAGTTTAAGAACTTAGTCGAGCCATTCCTCCGTGATGTCCAAGGTCGTCGTGGTATTACTGATTTCGTTGTTAAGTGCGATGAATCTAACAACACAGGTGAAGTTATCGATCGTAACGAATTCGTTGCTGATATCTTCGTTAAGCCAAATCGTTCTATCAACTTTATCACTCTCAATTTCGTTGCTGCTCGTTCTGCGATTAACTTCTCAGAAATCGGTGCGTAATTCAAGATAAATAGATAAGAACATAAGGAGAATTAAATGGCAAATATTGCTGATTTCAAAGCGCAGATGATCGGTGGCGGTGCTCGCCCAAATCAATTCCGTGTTGAATTAACATTCCCATCATATGTTACACTAGGTGTAGTTGCAGGACAAAGAGCGCAGTTTTTATGTAAAGCTGCTCAATTACCTGCTTCCACTATCGAGACTTTACCAGTCTTGTATCGTGGTCGCCCAGTTAACTTTGCTGGTGAACGAACATTCCAACCATGGACTGTGACAGTTTACAACGATACTACTTTTGGTATCCGTAATGCACTAGAGCAATGGCAATCTGGTATTCAGAATTACAATACAACTAATGGTCGTACTAATCCTACTGACTACCAAGTTGACTTATCTGTTCACCAATTAGATCGCAATGGTGCAATTATTAAGAGTTACAAGTTTGTTGATGCATTCCCAACAACAATTTCTGCAATCGGTTTAGATTACGAGCAACAAAATGCAATTGAACAGTTTGATGTAGAGTTCCAATACAACTTCTTTACATCAGCTACTGGTGCAGCTGCTGGCTTTGGTGTCAATGTTTCTATTGATACTCCAGTTGGTAGTTTCCCACTTTAATAATTAACTGAAGGTTATTACATAATGCAGATTTTTGGGTTTGAGATAAAGCGTAAGGATGGAGAGCAACTACCGAGTGTAGTTCCTCCAAGTCCGAATGAGACAGGCGCAACCGTAGTAAACACTGGTGTAAATGCTGGTGGATACTACGGTATGGTCATGGATCTTGAAGGTGTTATCAAGAACGAAAATGATTTGATCCGTCGCTACCGTGAGGTTGCACAGTATAGTGATTGTGATGGTGCGATCGAAGACATTGTCAACGAAGCAATTGTGGCTGATGAAGACCACAAATCTGTTGAGATTGTTCTTGATGAAGTTAAAGTTTCAGAAAATATTAAAACTAGAATTCGTGAAGAATTTCATAATGTACTCCGTATATTAAAGTTTGATGAAAGAGCACATGAAACTTTCCGTGCATGGTATATTGACGGAAGGTTATATTATCAAATTCTTATCGATGAAGCAAGAGTTAAAGACGGTATTCAAGAATTAAGATACATCGATCCTCGTAAGATTCGTCGTATCAAGAATATCAAAAAAGAAAGAACACCACAAGGTGTTGAAGTTGTAAAAGAGATCGAAGAATATTATCTTTACAACGACAAAGGAATTACAGAGCAAACAACACATGGTGTTAAACTGGCTCTTGATTCAGTGGTCTATGTTCCATCAGGTTATGTAGATCCAAATACTGGTATGGCAATGTCTTATCTTCATAAGGCAATCAAACCAGTTAATCAATTAAAAATGATCGAGGACTCCCTTGTCATCTATCGTATCAGTCGTGCACCTGAACGAAGAATTTTTTATGTTGATGTGGGTAATTTACCTAAGTTGAAAGCAGAGCAGTATGTAACGGACATTATGAATAAGTTCCGTAACAAGATTGTTTATGATGCAACAACTGGTGAAACTCGTGACGATCGTCGTCACTTGTCAATGATGGAAGATTTTTGGATGCCTCGTCGTGAGGGTGGTAAGGGTACTGAGATTACTACACTTCCAGGTGGACAAAACTTAGGTGAGATTCAAGATATTGAATACTTCCAAGGTAAACTGTTTCACTCATTGAATGTACCAATTAGCCGACTACAACAGTCTTCTGGTTTTAGTATTGGTCGTTCACAAGAAATTACTCGTGATGAAGTTAAGTTTAATAAGTTTATTGTTAGACTGCGCAAAAAATTTAATGCATTATTTAACAACGCACTTCGTGTTCAGTTAATTTGTAAAGGTATTATCCGTCCAGATGAATGGGATGAACTTCGTGTTGGAATTAAATACGATTATATTGAAGATAATAACTACGCTGAACTTCGTGATAGTGAAATTATGCAAGCCAGAATGGGCTTACTACAAACTGTAGATCCATATGTTGGTAAATATTATTCACAAGATTGGGTTAAGAAAAACATTCTTCGTTTGGATGATAAAGAAATTAAAGATATCCAGAAACAAATGGATAAAGAACAACAAGTATTAGTGCAGCAGGCAGAGTTACAAGGGCAAGTTCAGTTAGCGATGCAGCAACCTACAATGGATGCTCAAGCCCAGCAACAACAAGCCATGGCACAACAGCAACAAGCAGCACAAGCGCAACAACCTCAGCAAGATCAAGGTGCTCCTGATCAGCAAGAAGCAGATGCTGAAGCAGAACAAGATGCTGGGGATGATACGGATACACAACAAAGTAAAGGTAAAGTTACCAAATTAAAAACTGGTACTTGGCCGAATTAATAGGAGAATCTTATGAACGAAACAGTACAAAATTTAGTTTACGCTATTCAAGCTGGTGATGCATTAGAAACAGAAAATGCATTTACATTGGCTATGCAAGAAAAGTTATCTGCAAAATTAGATGATATGCGTGTTGCAGTTGCTCAAGGTATGTTTAATCAATCTGAACCTGTCACTGAAGAAATTATTGAATTGTCTCAAGAAGAGTATGACTCTTTAAGCGAAGAAGAAAAACAAGAATTTACTTTAGACGAAGGTCTTGGTAAATTTGTCGGTAAAGTAGTTAAAGGTGCAGCCAATGTTGTCGGTAATGTTATCGGTGGTGCTGCTAAAACTGCTGGCGCAATTCGTCAAGCACCAGCAGCGATTGGTTCTGCATATAATCGTGGTCGTGCTGCAGCGCAAAAATCAATCGATAAGTAATGCATTACCACGAGTTTACAAAATCTTTAAAAAGATCTGATATTGTTGAAAGTATTAGATCTTATCTTCAGTTAATCGAAAGAACTGAAGATG